GTTTACTGGTCCAGAGATTGCCATGGTTATTTATATATTAGATTATTTTTCTTTGCTAAATCGGCAATGATTTGATCAACGCCTTTCATTATATTTTCTTCTACGCTTGTGGCGTTTGAATCGACGGCCCTTTGCATAAAACGCACCGGGGCGATGGCGCCTGTGTAACGGCCTGTGCTCGATTGGATTCGCTCAACCGTGCCGTATTCATACATCACGCCCAAATAGTTGTTGTGGTACTCCTTGCGCAAGCCAATCAAAGCCTTATCAAAGTTTGCGTTGTCCTTGCTATTGATGAAACCGATTGAGTCCCGCAAATCGCCTGTATCAACTGGCACCAAAGATTTGGCCGTTGCGATAATTGGGCTTGCGCTTTTCTTTAAAACTTGCTGGAGTTTACGACTTTTCACACTGACCCCCATAGCCTTTAGGGCTTCCAGGGTTTCAGCAAGTCCGTCGATTTTTTCCATTATTGCGTTAATTCGGTTTGTAGTTTCAAATATAGATTCCGCTGCAGGTTTGCTATGTTAACAATGTTGTGCGCTCCATTGTCATCAACCACCCTGTGCTTAACGCCTACGGCCGAATTGAAACGAATGGTATACATGACAATTTGCTTGTGCTCGCGCCTGTCTGCGTTTACATTCTCGGCGCCACTTTCCTGCTCAACACGCTGCGCCCATGCGGTTGCATATTCGGTCCACGTTTGCAGCTTCTCGCCTGTGTTGCTATCTATGGTTTCGGTATAACTTTGCAGGCTTACCAAAACATCCATTAACCCCGCATTCATCAGATCATGATTTGGATTTTGTACGGATCGAGTAGGTAGTGAAAGCCGAAATTCATTTCGCTGTTAATACTGCCCGCAATGATGGCCTGCCTGTTATCGTAGTACTGAGCAACCAACAAAAGCGCCGCGTGTTTAATCGTGGCGGGTAGAATTGTATCAGGATCTACAGATGAAGTGCCAACAGGATTAAAGCCCTCAGAAATTTCAACAATGTACTTAATTGTATCGTCAGTAATCGAGGATGGCGTATTTTCAAAAAAGATATTTCGAGAATATCCGCCCATCGGATCAGGTGAAGCCAACCAATCGGCAGAATCAAAAGCAACAACTGCCTGCGAGTCGTTCACATAACTCACAGAGTTAATAGCCAAACAACGCGTGTTTAAGCGCAGATAATTTCCCGAAGGTATATTTAGGCCATTCACGGGATTCACGAGCGCTGGCTGGCCCGTAAATGAGTCGAAGCCATACTTTGCCGTTCCTTTACGAATCGAGTAGCCCAAATAATTACTGCAGGCATCAATTGCCATAGAGATAAGCCCCGAAATGTAAGTATCATCTGAGGAACTTGTAACCCTTAAATGGGTTTTTGCATCTGCCAAACTGAGATAATCAGTGGCGGCATTTGCGAAGGCGGTATATCTACGGCTGACAAACATTATTCTGCGTCTAATTCGGTTTCAGGGTTCACTGGTTTTGCCTTCTTTTTGGTAGGCGTCAATACTGCAATCTCTTCAGCAACGCCCGCCTCAATTAAGAGCATGGCCTGCTTGGTTTCCATTATTACTTCTTCACCTACGTTGTAACTTAAATTAAATTGGCCCGTTGGGTTTGCTGTAAATCTCACTTTCATATTGGCCCAGGGGCGATGCAGTCAAGATCACCCCCGGCACTCGGTATTTAATGACTCCGAGCAGTCAAGTTATTAGGCTACGATGTCCTTACAAACTGCAAAGGCAGTAGGCTGCAACAAGTTTACATCCATGTAAGAGTTAAGGATAACGTTGGTCAAACCAGCAGTAGCTCCACTGAAAGGATCCACCACTAATTCCATGCCACCACCCCATGAAGCCAAAGCGAGCTTGGAGAAGTCACCGAAAATCATAGCAGACAAAGCGCTAGAGTTACCTTTAGACAAGTTAGAAGGTACCAAAGTAGAAGTGGCTACATTGTAACCGTTCAACTCGGCGCCACCGCTTGCCCAAATGAAGTTACCTTCAACACCAGAAGCTTGGCGGGGGATAGTTTGCAAAGCGGCTTTTACTTTAGGGTTAGTCAAGTAAGCAACACCCTCGCCGTTAGCGTTTTCTACAGCTTTCATCAAGTTAACAACGTCAGCCCATACTGGAGCGATACCGTTAGCGTTTGTGCTGTTAGAAGATGCACCACCTGCGAAAGTTACGTTAACTGAAGAGTTAGCGATAATACCAGTAGGCTCGTTAGATCCACCACCTTTGATAGCAGCAGTTTCCAAAGATTGAGCCATTGCATTCAACAACCAGTTACGCACATAAGCGTCGATTGAGTTGCTAGACTGCAACATCAACTGGTTTGATACCTGAATGTAAGCGGCCAAACGCTTAGGGCTGAAAGTGATTTTGCTGAACGCGGGGCTCTTTTCAGAAGCTGAACCGTTTTCAGTGTTCCAACCTGCAGAAGGTACAGTTGAAGCTGTTGGCATATCCAAGTTACCAACCAATCCAGACAATTGCTGAACACCCAAACCGCGCAATACGGTGCGAGGCAACAACACATCGATAATTGAACCAACAGAAGTTTGAACGTTTACACCACCTTCAGAACCAGCAGAACCACCGGTAGCAGTCATATCACGTTTGAAAACTTCAGAAGGGATTTTTACAGAGTGAGCGCTTACGCTTACACCAGAACGCTGGAACTCTTCAGCACCGATTTGAGAAAATTCACCTTCAACACCTTCGCGGCGTCCAGTGGTAGCCAAATTGATTGCACGCTTAAAGCTGTAATCTTTAGCCATGTTTTCTTTTTCTTTTTCCTCACCACGGCTTGCAGAATGACCGGCAGCTTGTGCAGCCAAGTTTTGCAATTTTTCCAAGGTTTCAACTTCAGCTTTGATCGCGCCCAAACGAGCCTCGATTTCGCTTAAGCGATTGGTTTCTGAATCAGCCATAGATCTGGCTTCTTTTTCGATTGTGGTTTGCAGAGTAGACAACTCGCCCAACAGGCGGCCGCGCTCTTCTTTCAATGCTTTAATTTTATTCATGATTTTGTGTTTTGTTTAAAGGTTTTGGTATCTAAGTAAAGCCAATTTAATTACATCGGCTGAGGCTTGGCTTCTTTTAGCCTCTTCGATCTCTTGCTCCTGATCACGCATAGCAACAATACTACGGGCGTCGGCTTCAGTGTCAGCGTAAGCGGGATAAGTTACAGGGCTAACGTCGTACAAATCCTCGATGACCTTAATTGTGCGCTTGCCCATAGATCCGTATTTTCCCGACTCGCTCCACATTTGTTCTTTGATCGTAAAGGCGAATGAGCTTTGAGTAATGTCGCCGCGCATGATAGAACGCACAACGCTCATATGTGTTGGATTCTCGTAATCTGGTACCCAAGTATATTCAAGATTGCCGTCGCCATTTACAAACACTTTGCAGGTGTTTGCTTTTGTGCGGCCCAAAATTAACTCGGCTTCGTGGTTGAACAAACAACGAATGTCGTAATCTTTAGACAAAGCATTGTCAAACGCTCCCGGCAAAATAACCTCCTCAAAATATCCGAGATCCGTAGCGGAATTAATGACAGCAGCAATGCCGCCAATTTCTTTTGGCATGCCTTCGCCTTCTGACCTGGTGTGGACGGTGCCCGTAAATGTGCGCCTTTCTTGTTTCATTAGATTACTTCTGTGTTATTGGTTCCCTCTGGGTTGTTGTTTTTATCGGCGGTGCTCATTAGTTGCGCAATTTTGGCGTCCATGTATTCATCGATTTTGCTGGACGGCATCAAATTAGATTCGATCAAATACTCATCGCCTCCATTAAATCCGTTTGCGTCCTCAAACATGCGGGCCTCATTACGTGAAAGCCAACCGCCGCGAATGCCTTTGTTATAGTAATCAGCGCGCTCATTGGCGGAGGCTCTCAACAGCGAATTAAAGTTAAATTTAAAGTAATAAGTTAACTTATCATTTTCTGTTAACAGCTTGCGGGCCATTTCCTGCTCGATGTTAATCGCATAGGATGCCAAAGTACGTGCGTAAAAATCTTGGTATTCCTGCTCAACGCTGGACTTGATGCCATCCTTAGCGCCGATCATAGAAGCGGGCACCCCAAAAATGCGGGCGATTTCCTCGGCCGAAAATTTGCGGGTTTCCAAATACTGCGCCTCCTCTGGCGATAGACTCAACTTTTCCATCTTGATACCATTAGGCAACACAGTGCTGCGGCTTGCTCCATCAATTACATCGTCAAGCGATTTCTTCAATGGCACTGCCTGCTCGGGTTTAATCTGCGCATCAGATGTTAACAAAAATTTCAACACTCCATTTTTGTAGACTCCTGCGCTCTGGCTAATTGCTGCCAAGTCAATGCCCAAGGTTTCGGCGTGCACCACGATGGGCGATAAACCCACAAGCGGATCATCACCACAAAGCCCTTTAAAGTGCAACATGTCGGCCGCTGGGATCATGCCAGGGAAACCCTTGCGATTCACTTTGTAAAACAGTTGCCCGTCCTGCATGATTGGCTGAACGTAATCAGGTGCAATCGGGTGCAACTCAATGCCCAAATATCTGCTGTCGCGATTGATAAAAGCGTAGGCGTTGCCCTTCAGAGCCAAGTGGCTCACCATGTATTTAGTGAAATCGTATTTCGTTTGGTATGGGTTTGGCTCGTTTACCAATGCCGTAGCGTAATGGATTACAACCTGCTCGCGATTGGTGCCATCGTCTTTATATAGTTTTAAAGATAGCCCCGCAATACCGTCTGCAATAACTCTAACGCACGCGTGCACCGACGCAATAGATAACGCCGTGCGATCATTAACCGCCTGACCGCTTTTTGTTTGATATCCGAAAACATTTTGTAAAGTATTCACTAGCCAATCAGTTGGCTGCGATAAGCTACTGCGCTTCTCCGCTCTTTTTGGCTGCCAGAATTTTAGATTCATCGCCCGCAAATTACAACTGCCCTAAATTACTCACGTTAACAAATTACTTATTACGACCTTGGGCCAACCACCTGCTCAGCGCTGCCCTAAATACATCGTAGTTTTTGTACCTTCTTATTCCAAACTTGCCGAAATACTTTTCCTCGGTTGCATTGTACGCATCCTCATATGTCCGATATCTCGGTAGGTTGTTGTAATATTCCTGCATATAGTCATCCAAAAATTTCATAAGCTTACAAACCAAAAATCTGATTCTTTTTCTTTTGCGGCATCCTGCATGCAAGTGCCTAAAGCCATTACAATGCTTACAGGCCCATCGACTTTATCGCCCGACTTGGCTTTGTCTATTTTAATGTTGCCCGCAGGATCTGTGCGCAGCATTATGTTGCCCATCATCCAACGCGTAACAGGATTGCCTGCATGCCTTAATTGTTTATCCTTTGTCAACCGCTCCAGTTCTTTGGTAGGTGCCGACATTGATACAAAGCCCTGCCCAAATGGAAACATTTGCAAGCCTTCGTTTTGTAGCTCAATAACTAACTGCGAAGAGTTGAATCGGTCAAATGCAATATCTTTTATGTCGTACTGCTGAGCCAACTGAATAACCCGCGCCTTAATAAATGAGTAATCGGTTACATTGCCCTCCGTTAACTCAATATGCCCATCACTCGCCCATTGCCTAATAGATTGCCCTGCGGCGTCCTTGCGTTTGTATGCCGTCTCGACTGGTAGCCAATACCATGAGCGAATCGCGTGATATTCTGGAAAGTATAGCGAGAATGCGCAAAAGTCCCCAGTGCTTGCCAAATCCAAACCGCCATAACACAAAGCGCCCTCTAAATCATCCACGCCGTCGCACGCCTTCCAATCACTATCTGAAATCCAAGTCATTGCCGTATCGGTCCACACGTTGAGCAGTTTGGTTTTAAATTCAACTTCTTTGTGCACGAACTCCTTGGCCTCGGTCAATCCCTGCTCAAGTTGGCGCGGGTTTACAGAAATGCCCCAATTAGGATTTGCCTTGGCCCATACTGCGGGGTCCGTCCAATCATCGCCCTCATCCAATGTATAAATCACCGAAAACAAAGCATCATCCTTTATATTGCCACTCAACACCCCTGCGCAATACTGCCTGTGTTTGTAGCAGGGCGCCTCACGATTGAAGCCCGCCGTCGTAATGGTAAACAGCAACGGCTGCCGCCTTGCACCCATTGAGTTTCGGATTACGTTGTAGAGCTCATCATTTGGATGGGCGTGGTATTCATCAATACAACAAAAGTGAGCATTGAGTCCGTCCTGCTTGCCTGGGTTCCACTCGAGCGGTTTGTATATAGACTGCCCGTAAAGGATGCGCCGATTGTTTACAGAATTGTTAACGGTAAGCGCTTCATTCAACCAGGGCAGATTTTGGCAAACCCTAACTGACTCGCCGAAAACCATCATTGCCTGGTCCAACTTAGTCGCGGCACTATAAACCTGCGCCGCCGATTCATCATCTGCAATAAGCCCGTAAAGCATAATCGCGCTGCTAAATGTCGATTTGCCATTTTTGCGAGGCACCTCAACATAAGCCCGCGTAAACCTACGGCTACCGTCCTCATTCAAAAATCCAAACAGATTCCAAATTATAAAAGCCTGCCATGGTTCCAACTCAAACGGCTTGCCCGCATATTCGCCCGTCGAATGCTCGAGCTGCTCAATAAATTCAATGGCGTGCAAAGCGTAGGTGTCAGAAAATCCCCAACCCGCTGCACGATCCGCCACGTATCTATCGACGGCATTGCGCACGTGTTCACAAACTGGCACCGCGCCAGATTGCACATCGCTTATATACTTTTCAACTTTAAGCACTGGCTTTCAAAAATGGCCTTCGCCTCTTCAGCGAGTTTCAAGTTGCGATACACAAACGCCTCATCCCACAAACCAAACTTGCCACACTCACGGAATCCGCTGCCTTGGTCCATGGTGATCACAAATTGATGGCCTCGCTCTTCAATCCTGTACTCGCGCCCCTGGTATTCAACGTGCGCCGTTTCAAATGCGGCTTTGTGCGTTGCTTTGTTAACTGTCTTTTTCATGTTATGCGGTTTTAGGTTTTCTTAATAATTCTAATTTACTCGCTGGCTTCACGTTTCCAGTTTCAATCCTTGCCCGGGCGCTTGGCGTGATTCCAAACAACTGCCCCATCTGCGTGGCTTGCTTCAATGCTTTGCTGCGCACGTCATACCACGGCGAAACAACACGCTCGCCAAATCTGTTAACAACAACCTCACCCTCTTTATTGTTTATCTCGCAGGCTTTTTTATACAAACCCAATTCGTTGCAGTACCCGGCAACCAATCCGAGATCAGCGCCAGCCAGTAGGTTGTTGTTTTTCAACTCCTTGCAAGTGATATCCCAATACTCAAAGCCCAATTCATTCAGGTGAGCGGGTGGTTGTGGAACTCCAACACTCAGCTCGACAATCATCGGCTGCTCAAGACTTCGGTCGGCGCGAAAAGTCCCCTCGATTTTTTTTAAATCAACGGGTTTGCGTGGTCTCCCTTTCATATTTACAAATATACGTTAAAATATGCAAATCTATTTTCGCCCATGTGTAAATCAAAG